AAATTATATGGTCTAGAAGTGTTGTAGATAAAGAGCTTTGGGCTGAAACTTTTAATATAGGTACTACAGCTAGTGGTAAAAAAAAGTATCGCCCTAGAATGCCTAAGCAAGAGTTTCAAAAGCAAATTAAAAAACAAACTAAGATTGTAAGTAAAACAACTGTAAGAAAATGTCCTGATTGTAAAGGTACAGGAAAACAATATAAGGTAAAAAAAGATGGATCTCCATACAAAATTCAGCCTATGTGTAAGCATTGCATTGGTACTGGCTATGTTTATGATGCCACCTCGGATGTAGCAGGCTTTAAATTTTCACCAACACATGTGCAACAAGTTATGTCACATGGTTTTGCAACAGATAAAACTACGTTAGCAGGCTTGGCAGTCATTGCTAAACAACACAACCTAGAAGTTGCTCATCAGTTTTTAACTAACATGCAACGTATTAATGCACTAGATACCTACATCAATTCGTTTTGCAAAGGCATTCGTAAGAATGTAATTAATGGCATTCTTCATCCCCAGGTATCTCAAGTAAGAACAGGCACAGGTAGACTGTCTTCATCTAATCCTAACTTTCAAAACTTACCTCGTGGTGGTACAGCTACAGTAAGAAAAGCAGTAGTATCTCGTTTTCCTGGCGGTAAAATATTAGAAGCTGACTTTGGTCAATTAGAATTTAGAATAGCTGTATGGATGAGCGATGATGCTACAGGTCGTAAAGAAATAGATGAAGGCTTTGATGTACATTCCTACACCTCTAAGGTTCTTACAGAAGCAGGTCAAAAGACTTCAAGACAAGATGCTAAGGCTAGAACATTTAGACCTCTATATGGTGGTGTAAAAGGATCTGCTGCTGAAATGGAATACAATAAATCATTTATGAAAAAGTACAGTGGTATAGCTAAATGGCATACAGATCTTCAAGAAGAAGTTATGCTACATAAAAAAATTACTACAGTAACAGGTAGACAATTTGCTTTTCCAGAAGTTAAACGATTACGTAATGGTGTTACTGAAGCAACCAAGATAAAAAATTATCCTGTACAAAGTGGAGCAACTGCTGATCTTGTGCCTTTATCTTGTGTGCTTTATAATAACATTACTAAGTCTATGAATTTAAAGAGTAAATTTATAAACACAGTACATGATTCTATAGTAATTGATATACATCCAGATGAATTAGAAATAGTGCCTAAGCTTATTTATAAAGCTATGATGGGTGTTGGACCTGCAATGGATAAAATATTTAATTTAACCTTAGATGTACCTATGGAAGTAGAGTTAAAAATAGGTGATGATTGGTTTGAAATGACTGAAATAGATGTTGACAAACTAACGAATTTAGATATAACAGATAACAATATAGACAGGAGAATAGCATGACAGAGAATGCACTAACGATAAAAGATATAGATAATTTACCTTACGATCAAATAGCAGGAGAGTTTGGTTTTGTAAACGAAACAGAACAGTCTGCTGCAAATGCACCAGGATTTCCTCGTGTAACTGTAAATAATAAGGCAAGAGATGCAGAAGGCAATAAGATACCTGATGGTACTATAAAAGTATATCATCCAGAGCATGGTGTTGTATATGCTGAAGACGCATATATAAGAATATTTCAACAAAGATTTTTTTATCAAAGGTACGATGAGAATGCTACTTGGCAAGACAAAGATGGTAATGATTTAAAAGGCCGTTATGTTAATAAATCTGTATTTGTTAAACATCCTAGTGAAGAAGCTCTTGATGAAGAGGGTGGTGTAAATTGTGGTAAGTTTAAGGTAGATGATTGGGATAACCTTTCAGAAGACCGTAAGAATTGGTGGAGAGGTGCTAAAAGATATCGTGTAGTATTTGGTTTACTCCGAGTAGAAAAAGGTTTTGTAGGCGAAGGTAAAGATCCTGTAAGTTTTGATAACCTTCCTATTATGTTTCAAATATCTAATAGAGGAACATACAAAAACTTTGGAGATGTTATGTCTCAATTTTATAAAACTAAGAAGATGCCATTTAAACACGAAGTAAAACTTAATTTTAAACTAGAACAATCTGGTGCTATATCTTGGTATGTAGTAACACCTACTATTACATCTGAAGCTGTACCTTTTACAGAAGCTGATATGGAAGTTAATAGAGCTTTCTTAACATATGTTACAGGACATAATGATAACATTCGTGCCAGGTCATATGAAGCAAAGCGTTACACAAGTGATGTAGACGCTACAGTTATTGATAACGATTTTATTGAAGTTACTGATACGTTACCTGAATAATGAATGATAATTTAGCTAGAGTAATAGCTTACCTTGAGTCTGCTAACAGAGGAGAGGTATCAATGTCTGAGGAGATAATTGACCAAGCTGCCGAAGATTTTAAACAGGCTCTAAAAAAACAATTTACTCCTCAAGATTTTTCTTTTAAACCAAGACCCTCTAATTTAGGAAAACCTTTATGTCAACTGCAATTAGCTAAAGCAGGAGCAAGAGCAGAAGACAAACCTTATACCTTTAAAATGATTGTTACCTTTGGTGATGCTATAGAAGCTATATTAAAAGCTATATTAAAATCGTCTGGTGTTGACTATAAAGAAGGTGACAATATAGAGATTACTGAAAAATTAACAGGTGAAACTGACTTATATGTAGATAATAAAGTAGATGATATTAAATCTTGTAGTCCCTGGGCTTTTAGAAATAAGTTTTTAAGTTTTGAAGGTTTAAAGTCTCACGACAGTTTTGGTTATCTTACGCAACTACATCTCTATTCTAAAGGAGCTAAGAAAAAAGTTGGTGGTTGGTGGGCAGTTAATAAGTCTAGTGGAGAAATATCTTATTTAGATGATGAGTCTACCGAAGAAGAAGTACAAGAAACTGTAGATCAAGCATTAGATAAAATGAAAAAACTAGAATCTGATGTACCTTTTAAAAGATGCTTTGATTCTATAGAAGAAAAGTTTCGTAAAGTACCTACAGGTAAAAGAGTTTTAGGTGAAGAATGCTATTGGTGTGATTATAAATTTAGCTGTTGGCCTAATTTAGAATACAAACCTCAAGAAGCATCCTCAGCTAGAGAGCCAAGGTGGTTTTACTATACAAATGAAGATGAGGTTGTAGATGAAAAGAATACTTGAAGTAGATGACGAAGAAGTAGTAATATTATTAAAGCCTGGTAAGAATGAAGAAGGAGACTGGAATCACTCAACTAATATACATTTTCCTAAAAAACATGATGACTCTTATGGCATGGTTGACGCAATTAGTGACCTTGCTCGTGCTATGGTTGGCTTTAGTTATTGTGGAGATAATGAAGAAATTGTTGAGTATGCCACACACTTTTATAATATTACTAAAGCACCTGCAGAAAAAGAAAAAAAAGCAGTAAAAAAAGATAACGTAATTTATTTTAATCAATGGGGTAATGATGACTAAAAAAGATGATCCAGTAAACTACCCATCTCATTATAACAATGGTAAAGTAGAAGCTATAGAAGCTATCGAAGCATCTATGGGAGAAAAAGAATTTCGAGGGTATTTAAAGGGAGCAATCTTAAAATACATTTGGAGATATACCTATAAGGATCGTGCTTTAGAAGATTTACAAAAAGCACGTTGGTATTTGGACAAGCTAATAGGCATTGTCCGTTTGGATGCAGACTTAAAAGATGAGATTAAATTTAACGATTAGTTTAGAGATTAACCCAGAAGAATACCCACTACCTATAGATGGAGATGTAAGAGATGAGATCGAACAGATCATACGAGACTCGTTCTATGACATCGAAGGGATCGAAGTCGAGAAGATCAAGACCTCGAAAAGGACAATGGCCTCCCCTTCGTATTCAGTTCGATGAGGGCTTTAGAGCTTTTTCACGAGGAATATTAAAAAATCCTTATGGAGAAAATAATGTACGCCATAAGGAATGGCTACGAGGTTGGAACACAGCCTATTTTGATAACAAAAATAAATTAAAAGGAAAGAAGAATGGGAGTATATGATTTAACAAAAAGCAATAGTATAAGTTTACCCACAGATTATCAAAGCTTTATTCACGTTTCTAGATATGCTAGATGGATTGAAGAAGAAAACAGAAGAGAAACCTGGGAAGAAACAGTCAATAGGTATTTTAATTATTTAGAAAAACATACTAAAGAAAATAATAACTTTAGTTTGTCTGTAGAAAAAAGAAAAGAACTACAAGATGCTGTTCTTAACCTAGAGATTATGCCTTCTATGAGAGCATTAATGACAGCAGGTGTTGCTTTAGAAAGATGTCATGTAGCTGCATATAATTGTTCTTACCTACCTGTAGACAGCGTTAGATCTTTTGATGAATGCTTATACATACTTATGTGTGGTACAGGTGTAGGTTTTTCTGTAGAAAGAAAGTATACTAAACAATTACCAACAGTTAACGAATCTTTTGAAGATAGTGAAACAACTATTGTAGTTGGTGATAGCAAAACAGGATGGGCTAAAGGCTATAAAGAATTAATTCATTTATTATATTCTGGTCAGATACCTAGTTGGGATTTATCTAAACTAAGACCTGCAGGTGCAAGGCTTAAAACATTTGGTGGTAGATCAAGTGGTCCTGATCCTTTAGATGATCTGTTTAGATTTACTGTAAATATATTTAAAGGTGCAGCAGGAAGAAAATTAAAATCTATAGAATGCCACGACATCATGTGTAAGATAGGTTCTGTTGTAGTAGTAGGTGGAGTAAGACGTTCTGCACTTATTAGTTTATCTGATTTACAAGACCAGGAAATGGCTCTAGCTAAATCTGGTGAGTGGTGGAATAATGAAGGTCAAAGAGCATTGGCTAATAACTCTGTGTGTTATAAAGAAAAACCACCTATAGGTATCTTTATGAAAGAATGGCTTACATTATATAATTCTAAATCAGGTGAACGTGGCATATACAATAGACAATCTGCAGTAGAAAAGTCATTAGAGAATGGTAGAAGAAATGCAGATTATGATTTTGGTACTAATCCATGCTCTGAGATTATATTAAGGCCATATCAGTTTTGTAATTTAACAGAAGTAGTTGTTAGAGCAGATGATAAAATAGTGGATTTAGAAAGAAAGATTGAGTTAGCTACAATCCTCGGTACAATACAATCTACTTTAACCGATTTAAAATACCTTAGAAAGATATGGAAAGATAATACAGAAGAAGAAAGACTTCTTGGTGTTTCTCTTACAGGTATCATGGATAATGAATTATTAAATACTGCATCTGCAGGATACTTATCTGATCTACTTTCACAACTAAAACAGGTAGCTGTTGATACAAATTTAGGATTATCAGAACAATTAGGTATACCTCAATCGACTGCTATAACTTGTGTAAAGCCTTCTGGAACTGTATCTCAATTAGTAGACTCTGCTTCTGGTATTCATGCTAGGCATTCTGAATACTACATTAGAACTGTTAGAGGAGACAAAAAAGATCCTTTAACACAGTTTATGCAATCAGCAGGTGTACCTGTAGAAGATGATATTATGCAACCAGATAGCACTGTAGTTTTTAGTTTTCCTGTAAAATCTCCTAAAAAAGCAGTTACACGTAATGATACTGGTGCTTTAGAACAATTAAACTTGTGGCTTAAATACCAAAAGAATTGGTGTGAGCATAAACCTTCTGTTACAATAACTGTAAAAGAAGATGAATGGCTTGATGTGGGTGCATGGGTTTATGAAAACTTTAATGATGTTGCAGGAATATCTTTCTTGCCTCACTCAGATCATACTTACAAACAAGCTCCTTACCAGGAATGTACTAAAGAAGAATACCTAGATCTTAAAAAGAGAATGCCTAAGAATATTAATTGGCAAGATCTTTCTGAGTTAGAAAAAGAAGATAGCACACGAGGAGGCCAAGAGTTGGCTTGTACTGCTGATTCTTGTGAAATAGTGGATATAACATAATGACACACTTTGAAATAAAAATAAAAGATGACACAGGTACATCTTATGACTTTAATGCACGTTACACTTTTGCGTGCTCTAATCTAGAGGATGTAGTTTTTCATCTAGATGCTATACTAAGAACTGCAGGATTTGTTTTTGACAGTATAGATATAAAAAAGAAAAGTATTCATGAGGAGGAGGATTTACCTCACCTTGATTTTGATGTTCAATTTGATGGAGAATAATATGACAAAAAAACGTGCACGTACAGAAGATGGAAAATTTATTGCAGATGATCCAAATACCCCAGATGTAAATGAAGCATTTGAGCAGGAAGAAAAACCTGAAGTGCCTCAAACATATGTAATAACTTTAGAGACTTTAAATAAAGTTGTTAATGTTTTAGGACAGCTAGATTATAAAAGTGTCTTTCAACTAATGGAAGAACTTAGAGGTTTACAAGCTGTTAAAATTAACGAAAAGGTTGAGTAATGCTGTCGTTACTCGGATCAGTTCTTGGCTTTGGAACTTCTTTTCTTCCTTCTGTATTAGGATTCTTTGAAAAGAAACAAGCCAATAAACAAGAACTACTTATGCTTGAAGCTAAAGCTAAATACGCTTCAGAACTAAGTAAACTAAAATTAAAAGAACTAGATGCAGAAGCAGACATAGAAGAAGTAAAAGGTTTGTACAAACACGCTGAGTCACTAGCACAAGCAAATAAATCTACATTTGTATCTGCTTTACAGGCATCGGTAAGACCAGTTATAACATATGCTTTCTTTAGTATATTTGCATTTGTTAAAATTACTTATGTAATGTTAGCTATGCAAGGTGGAGAAGAATTACTACCTGCTATACTAGCTGCCTGGGATGAGGAATCAAAAACCATCTTTGCTGCCATTATTAGTTTCTGGTTTGGGAATCGTTTATTCAAAGCAAGGAGTAAATAATGTCTATAGTATATTTATTTAATTTAAAAACTTTAACATCATATGAGCTTAGTGTAGATGAATTTTATGATTCTTTTAATAGTCATGACACTTCATTCTTTGAACAAGTGTATGCACATAGTACTAAAAAAGAAAGAGATGATCGTGCCAAGCTAGAGATAGCTAGAGAAGAAAAAGTTAAACAAAAGATTCGTGATATGGCAGGATTTGCATAAGGAGAAATAAATGGCGGAAGAAATTAAAGTAGTACAAGTAGAAAAAAAGTCCTGGTATAATAATGCCGAAGGATTTGACAAGTGGAGAGTGTTCCCTCGTCTATTAATTAGTTTGTATGGAGTAATGTTTTATAAAACTAGTATGTGGTTTATGACTTTACCTGATCCAACTAATGCTCAATCAGCTTTTGTATCAGTAATTGTGGGTGCAGGAGCTGCTTGGTTCGGTTTATACGTTGGAAACAAGAAATAAACCTTAAAAAACCCCTAAATCCTCTGTAAGCCTCATAGAAGCTCCCTGAGACAAATTAGTTCTTTTGGGAGCTTTACTATTAGGAAGGTATTAAAACCCTCTTAGAACTCATTTATGAGATCTTTTTTTTCAAAAACATGCTAAAATTTTTATATTACCCTTAATATGCATGTTATAAGAGTAAATATTGAACTTAACCCTATAAAATACTGCACTACTGCCTCCTTATGTGTTGAGGACAGTTATACTCATTTTATACTATTAATCAAATTAATTGTATCCATACATACTATTTACAATATAAATTAATTAGCTAAAGGATTGTCGTTGTTACCAATATTGTCAACTCTACCTTCAACTCTATCTAATCTTTTTTCAAGGCTATCTACTTTAGTTTCTAAAGGTGCAATATTAACAGTCTTAAATTTTCTTTTTTCTATATTATCAAGACGTAAGTTAAATTGTCCCCAGGTGTAGAAGCCACCTCCGATTGCAGTGATAACCCCCACGATGGTGATGTACTGCTGTAGCTTTGGTAATATGTTTTTCATACTTATCTCCTATCTATAAATAATTGTACAGGTTGTGATTGCATCACATTGTACAAAGTACTCATACTAGTATTAACTAGTTCTCCATATGCATTACCATTGTCCCTCAACACAGCGTCTGCATATATCTGAGTAGGCTGATACCAGTTTGTTTGATCTGGTATAGTAACAGCCGAATAACTATTAAAGTTTGGTACATAATTCATAAAGGCAATTAAATTAGTTTGGCCTTGAGAATCATATTCACCAGACTCTTCTTGTTGAGCCTGGGAATTTTCTTGTTGTTGTCTTATGTTACTAGCAACTACTTCTTCTGCTATTTGATCTGCTTCTGACGATGTCATTACAGATGATGTAACATTTTGTATTTGATTTTCCATAGTGGTTACCTGGACCTCTGCCATAGCAACAGAAGGTGTATTGTCCATTGAAGGCATAGGTATAACTTCTATAGATTGTAGTACTGTATTAGTTTGTACTTGTGCTGCAGATATTTGAGCAGATATACTAGGGGAGTTAGATGTAGAAACACCTCCACCACTTGATGATACAACAGCACTAGAAGAGCTACCACCTGAGTTCACATTTTGTGAAGATTGTCCTGCAGATATACTAGAGTTCACTATATTTGAAGTTGTTCTATTTGTAGCATTAATGTTGTTTCTTACTAGTTGTCTTCTTCTTTCAGACCTTTCCGGATTACCTTCTTCCACTTCTTCTGGGCTTATCTCATCAATAGATTCATCTAATGCTTCTTCCTCTTCTTCTAATATTTCTTCTTCATACTGCTCCTCTAGTTCTTCTCTTTGTTCTATTTCTTCTTCGATAGGTTCTTCAAAGTCTTCAAACTGCTCATCCCATGTTTCTCTATCCATTTCATCTTCAAAATCAAAATGTTCATCCATATGTTGAGCAAACTCTACAAACTCGTCTTCAGTTAGTCTTATGTCAGGTAGTGTATCTGGTAGTGGTAACACATCTAAATCTATTTCTATAAAAGCTAGTGTTCCTTCCTCACTATTATCCAAAGTATAATCCCCAAAATCAAGTATATCAAAATTATCAAAAGTGTCTTCATTTTCTATTACATCCCCTGTATCATAGTCAAAATAGCTAATGCTACCAATGTCATCATAGTAAGTACCGCCACCATCCCTGCTATCAGTAACCGCAGAAAAAACAGATGTTCCTGTATAAACTTCTTCAGTGTTGAACCCATAAAAATCCTCCTCATCATCATAGCCTAACAACATGGCATCAGAAACTCCTGAGCCTTGTAAATAAAAATCGTCATCTTCTTCTGTATCAAATGTTAAATCATATACATCACAAAGTTCTGAGTAATCAGAATCAACTAAACACTCAGAAGATAAGTTACTAAATGATTCATCTACAACTTCTGCTGTAGTTAAACTAAAATCATCAGTCTCACTATAGGTCGTGCTGTTGGTGTCTTCATATCTCAAGTAAGTTACAGCTTCATTATTACCTTGTAATCCTATAGTTATATCATGGTTTGATATATTTATTTTATCATATCTAAACTCTATAACATTTGTCGTTTCGTATAAGATAGCCTCAAAAGAATTTTTATTAGAATTGTTATACTCTCTTGCATTGTACCATCCAATTACAAAGTATTGATCTGTATCAGATGTATTACCAAAGGTCTTGATGTAGGGATTTTGTGTGCCATTGTTGATTAAATCTGTCCAAAGGGGATATACTGTGTAATTGAAAGAGGTAGCAGGTATAACTTCTGATAAGTAGTTTCTGTTCCTGGGTACAGAGAAATTGTTTTGAAAGGTAAAGAAACCGTTCATAGATATGTTTACATCATCAAACGTAGAACCATAAAACTCAAAGTCAAAGCCAAGAGGTTTCATTCCAGACATTTGATCGTCACCGAGGTTTAGAGCAGTGCCGTTGTTTTGTATATTAATAAGAGATTCAGTACCTACAGTAAACGTAGGATCTGTTGCTTGCACTGAAGTGCTAAACAATAAGATAAATATTAATCTGAGCATAGTTTGTGTGTAGAGTAACGCTTACAGAAATCTTTTTTCTTATATGCTTTAAACTCATGGGTAGAGATTTCTTTCTTTACTTCTTCCCAATCAGGTCTATCTTGTGGGTTTTCTTCCCAAGCTAATTTAGCTTCTTGGCCTATCTTACCTTTATACGGACAGGGTGTGCCTGCTTGCATCATCGATCTCCACACGCCAGGATTTTCACAGAGTAGAGCAACAGCAGCTACCTTCATCCCCATGTCATATAAAGCTTTGGAGTTTTTTAATCTTTCGCAGTTTTCGTCTCGTACACTTCTACCAGATGATACACCAAAGAACTGAGTTTGAACTGCTGAACTAGCTCCTGTGGTGCATAGGTCCTGGGAATATGACATTATAGAAGGAGCTATGGCCGAGGGAGGAGCAGTTTTAATTCTTTGAGTTACCTTTTGTGTAGAATCATTTCTAGATATACTAGTGCTATTATTGTTATTAGTATTTATGTTTGTGTTTTGATTTGTATTTGTGTTTATACTTTCTGTAGATACAGAAGAAGTGCTTGTAGAATTATTTGTATTTAAATTTGTATTGCTATTTGTATTAGTAGATGTGCTAGTATTTGTATTTGTTCCTACAGAAGTTATAGTACTAGTATTAGTTACATCCTGAGTTTGTGTTATATTAGATGTTACATTAGATGTACTAGTATTTATATTCGTATTATTGTTTGTTGCAGTTATAGTGCTAGTATTTACATTATTATTATTATTCGTTGCAACAGATGTACTATTAATTGTGTTATTATTTGTATTGTTATTGGTATTTGTGTTTGTTGAAGTTACCGTACTAGTCGTTGTATTTGTTATGTTTGAGTCCTCACCTATAAGAGTGGTAGATAAGGCTAGGCTCAATACCATGCTAAATGAAACAACTAGTACAGTCGCTTCTTTTATCCTATTTTTTATCCCCATTAGTATCCCCTTTTACTTTTCTCCTTCATCACATGAGCAAGAAGGACAACCACTATAATCTACAATCCATTTATCTCTATCGTGCCAGGGTAAATCACAATTCATATTTAAATCGTATTTGGCAACAGAGTAGAATGAGTCTGCTTGCATTTTACTTGTAAATCGTCTTTGATGCTTGTGTTGTGCCATCTTATGTACTACTTAAAATATTAACTAGTATTAATAAACCTACTAATGTTGCACCAAGTATGATACCGCTTTTTTTATACGGTGATACTGCTACAGTTTCAGCAAGTTTTGGTGCAGCTTTCTTAGGTGCTGCTTTCTTAGTCTTCTTAGTTTTTTGTGCTTCTGCCATATTACTTCTCCTTTAGTTGAAACACGCCTCTATATTAGTTACCATAAAGCCTTCTTTCTAGTGCTTCTTCCTCTTCTTTAGATAAAGGAGTATATAGATATCTTTCATTATCTCTTTCTATATTACCCATTCTGTCAACACTTCGTAAAGAACCTTCTAGTATTTCTGCTTGTTCTTCTCTAGCAGAACCTTCACCCATTCTAACATCAAATGCAGATCTTTCAAGTACAGAAGTATCTTTCCACATTTTAATAGCTTTCCATAGTTGGGGGTTATCTTCTTTAGCTTCTGCTCTTGCTATTTTCTTTAACTCTCTTAACTCATTTCTTAAATATAATTTTGTATTTTTAAAGTTGCCTAATGCAGCATCTTGTTGTGCAATAGTATTAAAATTACTTGTTGGATTTGCTAAACCTGGTGTTAATGTAAGATCTATTAATCTTTGGTATATAATATTTGCTTGTCTATCAAATCCTGCATCACCAGTATATATTTTAGTATCTGTATAATCTAATCCATAGTAGCTTAAAACTCTACCTGTAATTGTTTTTTCGTACACAGTAGTACCGAATAGTTGTTTTAGTATAGGGTTATATCTTTTAACTCTCTCTCCAACAGGTAATGTAGTGTCAATATTATATTTTTGCTCTTCATTAAATAAGTGTTCATACAATGCTTGACCTACACCAAAAGGTAGATTTGCCGCTATTTGTGCAGCAGGAGCAGATAAAGCTTTAGCTGTAGCCCCTTCAAAAACACCTCCTCTAGCAGATAACCCTGTCCCTTTTTGTTCTAGTGCATAAGGCTCTAGCCCTCCATACTGCATAAGAACATCATTAATAGGTCTAAAAAATACTAGATATTGTGATCCTAAAGAACCTGCTGTACCCACCATTGATTCAATAAATTTTTGCTCTCCACCACCACTTACTGCTTCTATAAATCCTCCTAAAAACTCACCCCCTGCTTGGCCTGATCTAAAGTTAGTGCCTGTAATAGCAGTTTGTGCATCTTGTATAAACTTTGCTGTATCTTTATCTCTTCCAGAAAAAAATCTTTGTATAGTATCAGCAGCAAATAAATATTGAGGTATAGGAAATAAAGCTCTAGTATCTAATGTTCTTCCTGTTTCTGGATCTTTTAGTTCGTACCACTCACCTCCAGAATACTCTGAATTTTTTAACATAAAAGCTCCTGTTAAAAGCCCAGAACCTACAATATTTCTTGCTAATCCTGTGTGGTCTCCTGCAGCAATTCTAGCTCTACCTTTTTTTGTTCCTACACTACTTAAAAATCCTAAAGGTGAAAAGTCATATTGATACTTCATTGCGGCAAACATAAATCTAGGGAAAGGAACTAATAGAGTAAGAGGTGTTTTATTTATAAATTCTGTAGTTAAGTTTGCAAATGCACCAAACATAGTATCTTTATCTTGTAAATTAGCAAAAGTAAATTCTAAAGAATCATCTATTGCTTTTTGAATAACATCATCACTAATAAGTTCTTCACCTTCTTTAGTAGCTATACGTTTACTTAACGATCCAGTTTTTGCAATATTTGTTAAACTTAAACCCTTTTCTGCTAACTGCCTTTCTACTGATGTCATAAAAGATGCTGTCCTAAAAAAATGTTCTTGTCCTCTATTTAATATATTAATAGCTCTAACAAATCTATCCATTGTGTAAGTACCTACGTCTCCTACAGAAGAAGTACCCATACCATTTTCTCCAAACAAATTACCAAAAAGTCTTTTTTCTGATTTTGGCATGTTTTTTAGTATTTCTGAAGTATATAGATTTAATCTTTGATCTCCTGTAAATTGAGCAAAAATATTTCTACCAATTAAAATACTATCCATAACTGCATTTCCTTGCATAGGATTACCTCTTGCTGCATTAAGACCTCTATTTATAGCGGTAACTAACATATTAGGCACTGCTTGAAAACCTAGTACAGATGCTA